TTGCATTGTGAGTCAAAAGAAGATAAGAAGGCACTATATCAGCGTTGGAAGGCAGAGTATTCGGAGTTGATGGTGCAAGACTTAGTGAAGTGTGCCAAAGATCGTAAGAGTTGTTTAATGGCGGCTAATTGGAATTTAGATAATTTTGAACCAAACAGAAGAAAAAAACATGAGCGGATTTGATTTACCTAACTTTTACAAATTCTGTAATCAACTCAAGATTGAAACCAAAGAACAAGGGCTGCGCAAGATGGATAACTTGCTTGGCACCCAGACCTATGTGATGAATGAGATTGACAAGGGGTTGAAACAAGAGATTCATTTTTATGTCATTCTCAAGGGTCGGCAGCTAGGAATTACCACTATCTCGTTGGCACTCGACTTGTATTGGCACTACATCCATAACGGCTTGAACGGCACCCTTGTGACAGACACCGAAGAAAACAGAGATATGTTTCGAGGCACACTCGGTGGGTATATGGACGGGTTACCTAAAGAATACAAGATTCCCGTTCTGACGCATAACCGCAATAGCTTATCCCTCAAGAACCGTAGTCGTATCTTTTACCAAGTCGCTGGTTTGAGGGCTAAGGGCTCTCTTGGTCGTGGTAAAGGAATAACCTTCTTACACGGCACAGAAACCTCGTCATGGGGCGATGAGGAGGGTCTAGCATCACTCTTAGCCTCTCTTGCCGAAACCAATCCCAAGCGTTTGTATATCTTTGAAAGTACCGCTCGTGGATTCAATATGTTTCACGATATGTATGTCGAAGCCAAGAAAGCCCGCAGTCAAATTGCTATCTTCTGTGGCTGGTGGCGCAATGAGCTTTACATGGCTGATCCTAACAGTGACATTTATCGTGTGTACTGGGATGGCAAATTAACGGGCGAAGAAAAGGAATGGACAAAGGACATTAAGAAGTTATACGGGTTTGAAATTAATTCCCGTCAAATTGCTTGGTGGCGGTGGAAGCTCGCAGAAGGTATTCGAGATGAATCACTCATGTATCAAGAGTTTCCCCCTACTGAAGACTACGCTTTTGTGATGACGGGAACCTCGTTCTTTAGTAACTCCCGTTGCACCGATGCAGTCAAAGCCCTTCGCAAGAAAAACCCAAGTTATTATCGGTATAGTTTTGGTGCCAACTTTCAAGACACCAACGTGTTGAAATCAACCGAAAGGTTAGCTTCTCTCAAGGTGTGGGAAGAACCAATTGACACCGCCTACTACGTCATTGGTGCAGATCCCGCCTACGGCTCAAGTGATTGGGCAGACCGCTTTTGTATTCAAGTGTTTCGGTGCTATGCAGACGGCTTAGAGCAAGTTGCCTCGTTTGCCACGAGTGAGCTCAACACCTATCAATTCGCATGGGTCATCTGTCACTTGGCGGGTGCGTACAAGAACTCGACTTTAAACCTTGAGGTCAATGGTCCAGGACAAGCGGTCATCAACGAGATGCGCAATCTCAAGCGCATGGCTGCCAACATGGGTACGGCACTCGGCAAAGACTTGCTCGATGTGTACGGCAGCATGCAAAATTACATCTGGCGGCGCAACGATACAATGGGCGGTGTGTCCAACTCAATTGGTTGGTTGACAACAAGTGCCACCAAAGAGCGGATGTTAACGTACATGAAAGATTATTTCGAACGAGAGATGATGAATATCTACGACATGGATACCATTGAGGAAATGAAAACCATGACTCGTCAAGATGGTGGCATTTATGCCTCTGGGCGCAACAAAGATGATCGGGTCATAGCCGCTGCCTTAGCGACTGCTGCGTTTGCCGAACAGGTCCAGCCCCGCATGATTGCACAGAAGATCACCCGTAGTATCAGTAAATTGCAAGAGGAATTTACACCAGAACAGTTGGCGGTGGGTAGAAACGTGTCAGATTACCTTAAACGCATAGGAGTGTACGGTAAATAATGGAAAAGTATAAAACCATCCCGCAAAAAGAATTACTGCATATTATGAAACGGTTTTTAGCCAATCGTAAGAGAGGGATTAGCAAAGAATTGTTTTGCGAGTTGGCGGGGATTAGTCGAGCGCAGTTATTTAAAGTTTTTGTGTCGGAAGACTTGCCAATGACCATTTATGTGCAAAAAAGAGTCAGTAAAGCGTATTTAGAGTATAAAAATGGGGAAGTTGGGGTGTACATGAACCGTGACAAATCAAAATTTGTACAATATCGTAAAGAAGCAATACCACCGATGCGCAAAGGAAATAGGATTGAGCTAGTCAACGGCAAGATTCAATTAAAAATAGGAATCATTAATCGCAACGATTATTCGAATCAAACACTTGACGAACAGTTGAAAGGGGAGAAAAATGGCAGTATTATCTGATTATAAATGTGAGAAACACGGTTACTTTGAGAGTCGTAAATCAGAATGTCCAATGAAAGGTTGTGACAGTGAAGTTTATCAAGTCTTTTTACAAGCACCTGGTTACGTTACCAGCAAAACGAAAGCTACCGATAAGCGGGTCAAGCAACTTGCCATTGACTTTGACATGTCCAATATTAAGTCTACCCGTGAAGGCGAGAACCAAGCTGGATACCTCAAACGCAAAAACAAACTCTCCGACAAAGAATTTGCCCAAGCAAACGAAATGGTGGCAGAGAAAAACAGAGCTTATCAAAACAAATATCCGAATGTTCAAAATGCGCCAGAAGAATCCAACGAACCAAAATTGCGAGATTCCGTCATCTGGGGTGGTGGTGGACAAAAGATGGGCATGAATATGGAATCCGTTTTAAAAGGTCAATTCAATCGCCCTGTCGGTGCGCAGCTTGGAGTTGAACCCGAACTTACTTCATTTGCACCTTCCCAAGCGGGAATTAAATCGGGCCCTAAAACGGCAAGCTATATTGCTGACCCAGATAACCTAAAGATTAAATAATGAAAATACCTAAACCCCCTTTAGAACGTGAAGATTTTTATTTGGACATTATTCAAAAATGTTTAGTGTCCAGAGATACCCGTAAGGGGGACTATACTAATTTACGCTCGTTTTATTTGTTTGGATCAAATCCCGAAGAACCACCAGCGTATTTTAATAAAATTAATCCACACATTGATCAACTTACTTCTTTCTTGTATTCAAGCGAAACCACAAGGTTTTCAATTCAACTAGGCGCTTCTGTTCCAACAACTGAACATCGCAAAACACCGAATCTGACAACGGCTTTGAATGATGAATGGCTCAACTCTAATGCCGATCAAGTATTTTCAACTGCCTTGACGTGGGCGTTGGTGTACAACAGTACCTTTATCAAACTGGTGTATCGCAAGGGTATTCAGATTTACATGATTGAACCTTCCTCGATGGGGGTGTTGCGTGAGGATAGTCCTTATGCAGACCGCCAAGAAGCAATGGTGCAAACCTATTACATCACCCGCAGTGAACTCTTAGACCGCCTGTATAGCCATCCACAACGTGAAGCCATCATGAAACGGGTGACAACGGGTGTGCGAGTAGCAGAATCCGATATTCCAGAGGGCGTAAACCGCATTATTACCTCCCAATCCAATCCTGTTTTAAGTGGTAACGTCAATTTAGAACTCTACGGCACCAATCGGTACAAAGCACAAGTGGCTGAAGACATGGTAGAGATGAGAGAGTTATGGATTTGGAATAGTGAAACCAGTGATTATCAAGTTGTGACTATGGCAAGTCCTGGTGTGTTACTTTACGATCGACCTGGCGAAACCATGTTCCTTAAAGGCGAATGTCCGTTTGTGCAAATCTGCCCTGTGCCACAATACGATTATTATTGGGGCGCCTCTGAGGTTTCAAAGTTAACCAACCTACAAACCTTGCGCAATACCCGTATGGCAGAGATTTTAGACATTTTGGCACGTCAAACCAAGCCACCAAGAGTGTTTTCGGGCTTGGGCGGTATTTTGGATGAGAAATTTAGTGCATTAAACTTTCCAGGCACCCATATTGCTTCTGATATGCCAGGCGCTAAGGTCGATAACCTTGCCCCAGAAATGCCCGCTGATTTATTTGAGGTCATCCACGAAATTGATGCCATGTTCTCGGAAGTATCGGGTATTTCAAACGTATTATCGGGTAAAGGCGAGTCGGGTGTGCGTTCACAAGGGCATGCTAGTCAATTAGCCCGTTTGGGTAGCTCAAGAGCCAAAAAACGTGCTTTAATTGTAGAAGATAGTCTTGAAAAAGTGGCAACTTTGTTTTTAAAGATGATGAAGCAGTATGACAACACTTATTTTCAAGATGTAGATGGAAAACCATTTATTGCCGAACAATTTACCAATGATTTTGTGGTAAAAGTGGATGCGCACAGTAATAGTCCTATCTTTACTGAAGATTTAAAACAGTTGGCATTTAATTTATTTAAAGCTCAAGCAATTGATAAAGAATCTTTACTTGACTTATTAGAGCCACCAATGAAACAATTACTAAAAGACCGATTGAAACAACGTGAGGAAAAAGAGAAGTTAAATCCTCCGCAACCAAAAGGCAAAGAAGCACCTAAACAGAAAATGGATGAATAATGGCAGTAGGAAATGTAGCGCCTCGTGCAGACCAACCAAGAGTATCAACGGAATCGTTGAAACGGGCGGATTCTACTCCAAGTTTGCAATACAGAAATACTGGTATTAAAAGTTTTAATCGTGGCACCCGCAAAGATTATGGCGGTCGTGCTACGAGGGGATAAAAACGGGTTTCCCGTAAGAAGGAAAAGGGTGTTGGCTGCCAGCCCTAATTGGTGGACGCTATCGCAACAGGAGCTTACCATGCGTAAAGGAAGAAAAGGTCGTAAAGG